CCCATCATCCAGTCGTGTTCTTCTCCGAACTGATAGATTTCTTGAAGACGCTCCCCGCGATCTTCAGCGTGAAGGCAAAGCATAATACCTGCGAACATGTCGCGACTAATGCTAGAACCAGAGCGGTCAGGATAACAGCCGTGATCTTTGGTTCGGTACCACTGGCCGTTACCACCTCGGTAGTCCTCGATATCAACGGCGACACCACCGTAACAGAGTAGGCCAGCGAACAAAGCTGCATCGCAAGAAAAAGTATCAATGTAGTTTTCATTTTCTTCCAGGAGTTCAATGTAGGTGTCCCTTTTCTCCAACACTTCGGATAAATCGCCTGAGGCAGGGACAACGTCCTTGTCATCCCGCCCACAGGCTAAAAAGGGTACTATCAGAATTATTATAAACAAGCGTAGCAAAAAAACCTCTTTAAATAGTTAGGCTATTCTTACGCTGAACGCGAGCGTCATTCGTGTTAAACTATTCACCGTTGTGCTACCGAGAGCTTCTGCTGTTGCATTGGAGTTCGAATTGGCGATCAGTTCACCTGTCGTTACGAAGTTATCAGTGTTCGTGGCCAGTATCGTCACCTGTGGCCTAGCCCCAGTTCTGTCCGCTAACATCATACCGACAAACTGTGTTGAAGATGTTGCTTGGTTGGTTACGTCATAGCCAGTAGGTAGCCTTATTTCAGCAATATTCGCGGTAGTTGTCCCAGACGTGAACTCACCACGAACTTCCAGCATTTCTCCGATAAGCCTGTACGCAAAGGAAATTCCAGAACAAGTCCCTAGGCCGGAGAATGTCGGGGTGTAACTGGTCCAATTGCTGTTAAGTTGAGAGCTAACCACATGCCAAGTTGTCCCGTCCGATTGAATATCCACGGACATTCCAGACATTCTTAAGACTACATCTGTTGAAAGATCTACCGTGACGTAGCCTGCGTCTGAGTTCATCTTAACTATTTTGATTAGACGATTGTCGTTATTCGCTGCTGCTGGGGGAGTGTAGGTTCGGTTGGAAGCCCCCGTATCGAAAAGAACGGTTGTGTAGCCGTCTGCGTCTAGGCCTGTGTAGTTGGCATCAGTAACTGTGTGCACCGAGGCACCAGCCGAGACGATACTATCGACGTAAGCCTTAACTGATTGTTGCGTCGGGACAGCCGTCGCGCTATCGGAAACCATGTCGTCTTCGTCTTTAATTCCTGTCCCAGTCAAACTTCCGTTTAGGACAGGGGAGGTAAACGTTTTGTTTGTCGCCGTTTGTGCGGTGTCAAGATCCATGAGTGTGTGCCAAGCTGCGTTAGCGTAAAGCTTTGCTACATGCGAAGTTGTGTTTAAATACAACCTTCCAGTGGTAGCGCTCGGATCAGATGACAAATTTTCTAAATCAGCTTTGACCAACTGGCCCCATACATCCATGATTTACTCCATACCAATCAAACGATAAGTCCCAGCTACTAGCGGGGAGTTTGTTGTGATTGTAACGTTTGTTGAACTAGTCGACGTGATGTCGACATACATTTGATGAAAATTATTCGTATTGTCTTTTAAAATCCAAAGTGCGTTTCTTGCGTCAAGCCCGCTCACCGCGACAGCTTTCGAAGTATCAGAGCCGTTAAACACCAAGTCTTCTTGGTAGAGCTTCACCGATTTTCTAGTGATAGCCGCTCCGTCGTCTGCGTAGATTGCCTCGTCTGTTGTAAGATAGACTAGGCGTCCTTCGCGCTGAGACGAACTTGACGGGAGTGAGCCAACATTTTCTAGTCTAAAGCCGAAGAATTCTCCAGCCGTGTGAACGTCTCTGAACCTATTGGACGCTCCGCCTATATCGGTTCCAAGCCAACCACCTGCGTAGGACGCGTCAGTGTCAGCTTCTAAATTACTTCTGAAAAGGATGGATCCTTTTGTGACGTTTGACGTTGACTCCAGGGTTAGATCATTACCTGACGCACTTCCGCCGATTAGGACTTGGCCGCCACTTCTTCCAGCGAGTAGTGCGTACTGCGTGTGGTCGTCGTCACCTAGGCCGGAAATTGAGCCATGATCCACTTCAGTATCAGGGGAAGAAGAAACCCACTTAGAACCATCCCAAAAAATAGTGTCGCCTGAAGCGACACCGCCATTAATATCGCGAAGACTTTGCAAAACACTGGAAGAAATTTCTGTCGTACCATCGCCTATTGACCCGTCCAGCCATAGCTTATTCCACACGTTACCGGTTTTCCCTAAGTCAAACGAACTGTCTGTCCCAGGAAAGAAGCCAGCACGAGATTCGATAAGACCGGACCCGTGGGGGTCCAGTACAATATCGTTATTGGCTTGATGTGTTGCAATGATGTTTGAGTCGATGAAAATTTCGTCAATTGTGGCACTTCCACCACTCGGTATAGATAGAGCGCCTGTCAGAGTTAAATCGGTTCCTTCAGTGTCGGTTAAGAGCCGAATTATCCCTGTGCCATTGGCAGAAATATCTAGGTCTGTGTCGAGTGTCGTGACGCTAATCGCATTGGCGTTTATCTCAACATCGGTTAGGTCGAGCATGGTTCCAATGAACCCATCTGCTGTGACATCCCCTGTCGTGACAAGGTTTTCATTGTCGAAGCTAATCTGACCGCTGGCTGAGGTGATCTCGCCCGACTCAAGGAGTAAGTCAGCGTTTACCTCGATGGACGTGTCTACTTCTAGCGTGCTTATTTGTTCAAGCGAATTTGAGTCAAAACTTATTGTCCCTAATGAGTCAGTGATTTCGCCTGAAGAAAGGGCAAGAGTTGAGTCGATCAAAGCACTACTTGCGACAAGCTGAGCACAGCCAACGTCTCCCGTGGTTGAGAGATCAGCAGCACCAAAGTCGATGGCATTGTTTGAGTCAACAATTGAACCATCTGTTATGGTGATTGTGCCAATTGTTATCTCGTCAGACCAAACCTTGAGAAACCGTCTGTCAGTAGCACCAAGGCTATAAGTAGAATCGGCCAACGGACGTGCATTATCGCCAAATTGAACAAACCCGGTAGCAGCACCAGTACCATCACCGCTATTTGCGCGTAAGGTAAGATGCTTGTTTGCTGTCTTGCCTCCGTACACCGTCTGTCCGCCCAAATCACCAGTGACGACAGTGCCAGAAGAATCGAGATCATCGTAGCCACCACGGAAAACATATAAATCCTGCGTGCGGGTTTGGAAAGACTCCAAGATGGAGTCAGATCCCCAATCCATGTCGTAAATTTTATACCAAGAAGGTGTGACATCCCCTTCTCTTTGCTCCCATCTGTAGGCAGCAGCTTTCCCGTCTCCGTCGTCTTGCACGACTCGGTAGTCGTTTAGCGTGTTACCTACCGCTGGAAGATCTCCGACTGTGTCCACCGCATCTTTTGTTTGCGGGTAGATAACAGCCAAGATCCAGTCAAGCACGTTTTGTATTGTGCCGACCGCTCCCGGAGGAAGGGCTGGGTTTGAATAAGAGAAATCATCAAGCGAGTGCTTGTAGGGGTGTTGTTGTTGGTTCCAAATTTGAAACCGACTATGTCCAAATATTGGCATTTAAATATCCCAACTAGAGTCCCACGTTGAGTTGGACTCCTGCATCTTGATCACTCGTGAAGTAGCGCCGTCGTAGGCGTACTCTGTTTTGAAACATGGGTCGCCGTTTCGAGCATTGGCCCTGGCTTCGTAGAGTTCCTCTAAACGCCCACTACCGTCGTAGACTGCGTAAGTTTTTACAGGCTCTCTGAAGCCAACAACCAATTGCCCATTGTCGTTATTTGCGGCCATTTAATCCTCAAAAGCATGGGGGTAAAACCCCCACACTTCGAAAAAATTTAGCTAACTGCTCGAACTGCTACGTACTGAAGAACATGGTCAGTGGAAGGGTCACCTGACATGGTGACAGCGATTGAGCCTGCACCTGCAGTGGCTGCGACTACTTCGCGTGGGGTTCCACCGGCGGTTTTAACCGAAACTTGTACAACGTCGGTTCCCAATACGGCTGCTGCTGTGATTGACTCACTAGCATCGCCACCTAGGGTGGTGAACGTCCCTGCTGCGACGATTTTGTGGCTCATCTCTAGGCCAGCATCCAAATTTTCCAAAGATACTGCGTCGTCGGCCAATTTTGCATTGGTCACTGCATCAGCGGCCAATTCAGTTGAGCCAACTGCACCAGCGGCCAATCCACCTGACTCAGCGTTTTGGATTAGGGTTCCGAGTTGAGTTTTCAACGCGGTAGAGTTCATTTTGTTTAGAAGTTCTTTTTCGGCGGTTGTAATTGCCATTTGGGGAAATCCTTTTTTTAGCGAGGTTTGCCAGCCAGTGGCTGGAGATCCTCTTGGTTTTAAATCAGGGTCGAGCTTTTTTTAAGGGGAGCCCGACTACCAACCCCCTTCAAAACTAGTAGTTAGGTATCGCGTAGATAATCGCGTTCTGTCCTGGTTTTGTGTATTCCATGTCGCCGAACAAGCAAACGTCTACGATGTAGGCGTAGCCAGTCGTTGCGCGAATTTCGAAATACTCTTTACCATCTGGACTCTTTCTCTTCCTGAAGCCACCGTTGGTGCGGAAGGTGAAGGACGACCAATCAACGATTGGAATAATGTCTTCGTCCATCTCCTGGATACCAACAAGTTTCATCTGCTTACCGGTTTTTACCGATGCGATCATTATCTCGGTCCAACCGTAAAGGCTTGCCTTCGGTGCCGAAGTAACGACGTAACCACCTTTTTGGATTTCCAAGATTTTCATCGCGGTTCCAAGGTGTTTGTAAGCCATCAGGTAAGTGTCAGCGTTACCTTTGCACTTTTTGCGGACTTCCATGTCTGCATCAAAAAGTTTATCTAGGAAGTTTGACGAGTTGATCGCCGCACCGCTGATGTTCAGCGCTTGCAGATACGGATATGCAGTCTTTGCAAGTCCGTGAATGTTGGTCGATCCACCGTTTGCTGCACTCAAGAACGCCGAGCGCATTGAGTAGAAGGTGTGGTGGTTACCGCCTGAGTCAAAAACACCTGGGTGGTAGAACTTCGCATTTTGCGCCAATGTGTAGGCGGAAAAGTCGAATGCTGCACCGCCGCGAGAGTCCGAGAAGGTCACTGCGTTAGTGTTTAAGTTGATCCCGATAACGTAGGCGCTTGTAGCAGCCGAGTTGTCGTCGTCAAGGGTTACCTTCTGATCCAACTCGAATCTTTCAACGTTTGACACGATAAAGATACCGGTCGCAGCGTTGGTCGAATCAGTCACAAGGGAGAAGTGCGGGCCAGAGCCAAGTTGAACGGAAACAGCGTCCTTGAAGTATGTCATCGCATCTTCAAGTTCGTCTGGGAGCATCTTCAAGAAGTTTTGCTCCGAAATTTGGTCATGCTGCATCAAATCGGTATGATCGAAAATCAGCGTATGCCAAACTTCCTTGTAGCCGCTCATCGCTCCACGTACACGACGTGGACGTGCAACGTCGGCGGAATCAGTTAACGCACCGAAGCTCACGCTACTTGCACGCGATCCACGGAACGGAACGATCGAGTCGCCTCCGAGCCAGCTTTCGTCTTTCTGACAATTGTTTAGGATGTAGTCACGCTTTTGGATTTCTTCGCGAAGCAATTTGTTCGGAAGATAATCGTTCAGCATGTCCTGAAAATAACGAGTAGTTGCCATATTTTTATTCCCTTAAAAATGTTTTTGTTTTAGCCGTTAGCAGCAATGTCTTTTGCATGCTGCCTAATTTCCGCGATACTTGAGAACGTCTTCTTCACCGGAGATGTGCCTTTTCCAGTGATATTTGGGATAACAGGTTTTTTTGGCGGAACTACCTTTGTTCCTTGAGCCTCGGGAGGACTTCCCTCTTCCCTAGCTTGCTGAAGTACGGGAGCTTGCGTTTGCTGTGCAGCTTGACCCATAAACTTCATCACTTCCATGACCAATTCCTCAGCAGACTTGTCAACTTTCCCTTGAGAAGTGTGCCAGTACATCGCGCCACGGTTAATAATTTCTTGTGCGAATGAGCCTTGGCCGTGCTGGGCATCAAAAGCTGCAACCGCTGGTTGTACGTCTGAGCGAGACAGTACACTATTGAGTTCAAACGACCGGGCTCGGGCGACTTGACCCATTAAATTTCTATTCTGTCCTAAAAGCTCAAACTGTTGCTGTTGTCTTTCAAACTCAGCTTCTTCTTGCTCTTTTAGGGCAGGATTTTCCATAGCAGAGAGAATTTGCTGTGCACGCTTCAAAATTGAAGTGTCGGAAATTCCAGCTTCTCTTTGGAACGCCGCGAGATTTCCTTCTTGCAAGTAGCCTTCTAGGCGTTCAACACGCGTAGACAACTCTTGATGTGCTGGTAGCAATTCATTGTAGGCGTCAAGGTATTTTTTCCTATCTGCCTTCACCGAGTCAAGTCCGTGGGCTTTTTCGTAAAGCTCTCTAACAGCTTTTTCGGTGGCTTCGTCTTTGATCACATCCTTCATGAATGGATCGAATTCTTTTTCTTGACCAAGTACTTTAAACTTCAAGTTCGGATTGAACGCCGCTGCTACGGCTGCTGCTTGCGAAGCATCCGTTCCAGTTGGTGGCTGTCCGTGCGACGTAGCACCACCACTTGCAGGTGTTGTCACAGAAGTAGCCGCCCCTTTTCCACTCGCGCTTTCGGGCGCGGATGTTTGTTGGGAGCTTTGTCCACTAGCCGCCTGTCCACCACTTTGCGTTCCTGAATTTTCTACAGTCATCTTCTAAACTCCATATGGGCATTTCTTTGCCCGTTATGCCACAACCTCTCCCTGCCGACCTGGAGGGAGCATTTGCGGGTTTCCAGAGGTGATCATGTTGGCCATCTCGGCGAGAGAGCCTTGATTAAGTTGTTCCAGCTTGGCTTGGTTCAGACCTTGTGTCTCAAGTCTCTCCATTAACCAGGAAAGAGCGCGTTCGGGCACCCTCGCCCTTTTTGGGGCCTTGTCTGGATCTTCCGCTTCGACGTAAAGATCGCAGGCAATTAACGGCCCGTCGGCTGGAATATACTCATTCTTAGCGTCGATTAGCGCTTGCTGACGCTCAGCTTCGGCTGCGTTGTACTCTTGATTGAGTGACATGTAGGCTTGCTGGACTTGTGGGTCTAAAAACTTGAAGTCCGGCTCGCGCATTCGCTTGGTCAAGCGTTTAATCATGTAGGTGAAGTTGTCGTAGGGGCCAGCTTGTGGCATTTCACCACGTTCAAGCGCTAACATCGCATTTTCTGCAATGTCGTAGTCTAAGGTGAAGTCCGACATGCCCTCTCCCACGTTCCCGTAAGGCATAAGGCGAAGAATTTTTCCAATATCTTCTTTTTCTAGGTTTTGGCCGCCGTATTGTAGCACTTGAGTGAAGGTTAGCTGACGCCCGAGCTTCGTTTCTATCGTGTCGTCTTGTGGTTCGACCGTGATTTGATGCGAAAGGGGCGATGACTTTCTAAATTCAGCAATATTGACGATCTCTCCTCGCCCAATTGCTGGAATTAGTTCGTCGTCTGGTAGGTAGAACTTCGCCAATTCAAGAAAAGTTGTGACAAAGTCGACTAAAAACTGTTCAAACTTGTTCGCGTACGGTTTGAACTTCTTTTGTTGCGACATGGAACGATAAAGGAGGGTGTACGGCTCCAAATTGGCCGTCATTTCTTCTTCGACTTCGTCCACCATGGCCACGCGGTACATTTCTTCAATTTGCGCGTTGATATAGTCTAGAAATTGCGCGCCGTTTCTCCCAGGAAGGATGGAGGGCTGAATTCCCTGGTAGGTTAGCCCGCGAACACCCGGCAAAAGGGCTCCAGCGGCCAGTTTTGTGCCAGATTGGTAGAGAATTTTATCGTCTCCAACCGTTATTTGGTGCATAGCCATCTGTGAAGATGCGCGGTTAATTTCGGCTTGATACGGGCGAATTTGGCGAATTATCGCTCTTCCCCTAGGAGAAGTCTGGTATTCGTCGAAGCAAGCCCACACGACCGGGAAAACACCGCCTGGAAGGACACCTTCTTCTAGGATGCCCGCCGAAGTGGTGATCATAAAGTAGCCTTCTGGATACTCCGTACACTTGGGCCAGTAGTATTTTCTTATCTGGACTTGTTCTTTTGTCTTCTCGTAGCCCTTTTTTGAGGCGTCAAACACGACAAACTCTTCGTCTGCGTGGGCTTCGATAATTTTTAGCTTCGTCTCGTCTCCGGCGTAAATCTTTTTCAGCTTGGATCTAGCTACCATGTCGCGAATGATCCAGCATCTTGAGCCGCGCATGGAGTTACTGGAAGATTCTCTTAAGAGATTGAAGGCAAATATGCGGTTAAAGATAAACTTCCCGCGAAAAACTGGCTTGGTCTCGTCTGGGACCATCTCTCCAGCTTCATCAACTAATGGCTCGCCGCTTTCTCCTACGGCTTGCTCGTAGCCCAAAAACTCGCCGTCGTTTGGGTCGAATAAAATCTCGCCACAACACTCGCCCGTGTCGATAAAGTCGGAGCACCATTGACCGTAGCGCTCGTTGAAGCGTTCTTTATTTTTGAAATGCTTATAGACGGACGAGTTTAAGTCCGCGTCTTTCCTATCCTGAACTTCGGTCTCCCGTTGCGGTTTGATCGCGACTCCAGGGGCGTAGGCTAGGATGGAATTTTTCCAGATCTGGGAGATTCTATAGGTGTGGTTTTTTGTCAGACGAAGTTTTTGATGCTCCGTCAAGTCTTTATTTGTTCGCACAGTGTTCAAGTACCGCTGCGAATTTCTTGTGTAATGGTCGCCAGCGACAAGTAGGATATTTGATCTTTGCTCGGCAAAGACATCCTTGTCGGCCTGTTCCGCCTCTTCGTAAATTTTATTGAGCTCTTCCAACTCCACTATGAGCTACCCTTTGGCGTTCCATGTGGTCGTCCACCATCAACGCTTCAAAAGCTACCGGGTCATCCATCATCAGTTGAGAACGTTGCAAGTCCTCTAGCACCTGTTGATCGGCTTCGGTGGCTAAACTTGTTGGGAGCTCAATTTCTTTAGAGCCAGAATTTAGTGCTTGAGTGAAACTTTCAGTAGGCACTGTGCTTTCGGCACATGTTGGAACTACTTTAGGCTGAAAAGTAATTTCAAGTTGACCTAACTTTAAGCTTGACACGTTGGCAGAGTTACATGCCTTGATAATGCCACAGATATCCTTGACTTGTAAACCACTAAGCTCCATACAAGTCGTTCCACATGTCGAATTCTGCTTGAGTCTCGGACCAGATATTATCTTGTTTTTGCTGGGAGATCTCGCCCCTTCGCCAACGGATCTCCTCGGCTCGGAGTTCTTCGGCGGTGGGGGGCTTTGGCTCGCGGGCTTGTTCTTCATCGCTTTTGGCCTTTATGTGGGTGAAGTCCCAGGGTATCGGTACACACGCATACCGGAGGGCATCGGCAAGATCGTCCTTGGCTTTTTTCTTTGGCGTCGACTTCATAAGGGAGGTTAGCTCGACACCTAGCTTTCTAACCTCGTCGTCGTTTGCAAAAAGATGGAGCATGTTGTTTTGGAAGAGCGTGTTTATCACAGACTCACCCAACTCGTGGTCTTTTTCGGCTTTTAAAAAACTATCTCCCGCACGAGTGGAGATTGTGCCGAAGTCTTTTCCCGCATGGTCGTAAATCTGATGGTGTAAAAGTTCGCCGTGACGAAGTTCCAAAAATTTGTTGTACACATCGCCGTTTGTCGTCTCAACTCCGTCGCCTCGCCAAGCTTTGTAGACAACACCGTAGCGCATGTCTGGGCGAACCGCTAAGAAAATCATGGCTGATGGGTGGTTCATAGCGCCGCCCGAGCCAAGGTCCACGGCACAGGCCTTCACCCAATCAGAGGGTATTTCAAAGGGCTTGACGTAGTGTTTTGCTGGGACAAAGGCGTGATATTTTCTTCCCGCGTCAGCAATGAACTTGCCGTTAACGCGTCTATTTTTTTCGTTCTCGTTTTTACACTTGGCTTCGACTTGTTTTATTCGGTCGATGGTGAAATGGCCTGGGCTTCCGTCGTCGTAGGTTAGGCAATCATACATGGAGACTTGTTGCTTGAAAGCCTCGGGAAAAAGTTCTTGGTCACCTTGGCCTTCCATGGCACGATACCACATCTCCTGGTTTAGTGTGGCTGTGAACACCATATGGAAATAGCCATCTGTGGCAATGAGCCTCGCTACCAATTCGTCGTACAAATTCTCAGGCATTTCTTCGTCACAGAACACAGCATCCACAGTCGTAGTTTGTAGGTTAATCGCCGCTTGCGCGTAAGTCTTGAAGTAAACACTAATGCCAGAGTTGAAGTGGACAGCGTTCACCATCTTTTTCTCGCCGCGATCTTCCCGCCAGCCGTAGGTGACGTGGTCCTTGAACTCCCTTGCAGGCATGAACTCGGGCACCCACTTCTTGTCGAACTCGACCGTCGCTACTTCAAGGGCTGGGTAGAGATACCAAAATATCTTGGGCTCTCTTCCCGGCCAAAGAGATGGCCAAAGTTTTTTGTTGGTCGCCCACTCAATCACTTTTCTTATTTGCGTGGAGCTTTTGGAAATCTGGTTGGCCGCACACAAGAGGTTCATCTTGTTGGTCGACTTGAAAAAAGCTCTTGCCCATCCGTACCACTTCCATCGGTAGAGGTGGGGGAGGCCTTCGCGGTAGACTTTTTCACGGGCAGCGATTTCTTGCTTTTGCTTAGCTAGTAAAATCTTCTGACTGTGCGTCAATAACTTTTTCTTGGCTGCCTTCGTCAATCTCACCCTCAATCTGTGCTATCTGTTCACGCATACGCGCTAAGTCGTCCATTGAAGTTTGCGGCTCGGCGGGGTTTGATGAAGGGCCCTTGGCACTCCAGTTCACGTTCAAATTCTTCGTCACCGTCGGGATCGCGCCTAAAACGCGAAGCTTCAACTCCCGTATTATCTGAAGCTTCAGACCGATCAGTTTATGGTCGGTAACCGTGCGTTTTCCGACCTTCATGGTGTTGGGCATGCGAAGGATTTTGTCTTCTTCTTCGATCCCTCTTTCCAACATGTCGCGTTGGATTAAAAACAGGTCTCTAGGTGGTGTGCAGATCCAAGCAATTTTTTGGGTCGTATGCAAAACTTTTGCATAAAAGAAGTCTTTCGTGCATATGCCAAAGTAGACGCGGCCCAGGTGCATCCGCTTATTCATCGCCTGGCTTCGGTTGTATTCGTCCCAAAAACTTAGCTTTAGGCGGTTGGTTTGGGAGTCGGGGTCGACCTTTTTTCGGAGGTTATCTTCCGTCATTTGGAAGTAAGCGCCCTGGTCGGCACGGGCCCGGAGCATCGCGTTTTTGAATTCTTCGGGGACGATGTTGATCACGGATCGCTCGAAGCTTTCGTCGAAGATCGACACACCTTCCGGGGTATTCCCGGCTTGGTCTTCGGGGTTTGGCATGGGGTTCGGGGGCCGGGCTTGACTCATTCTCACGCAAAAACCTCTTTTTTTATTTTTTTTAAACAAAATGGGCCGGGGTATAACCTAAAAATAAAGTTCGAGCCCCCCACCCCCTGGGTTAGCTTGGTTTGGCTAGAGATCCTTAAATCTCGTAGTAATATCAATGCGTTATGCCTCTTGGTGCGAGTTTATCTTATTCCCGGCCCGTGGTCAAGTAATGTTTTCAACGGGTTGCGGAGTGGGTTGTAATGATTGGAGATTTTGGGGCGCGGATCTTCGGGGTGGGAGAGGGAATTTTTTGAGTCGAGGGGACCGCATTGCAGATCAATATAGTATTTGACTTTAAGTCGAACATATGCATTGCCAGTGTTAAATCCTTAACCGATCGTGTCAAATCCTTTAACACCACGCTTTTTATTTGTCACAACAGTGCATTATGCCACATGTATCACAATGTAATACAAAACCGTACAACCCTTAAACAGCTTGCGCGAGTAGGTTTTTAAGGAATTCTCCAATGAAATTAACTGGAGTTCCTACTGGCACAGCGTATGCAACGTCTAAGGCATCGGCGATCAAACCGCAAAAGGAGTCAAACATGACAATCATTATTACCTTCGTTCTTATCACTTATAGTTTCGTGATAGCTGAAACACTCACAACAACGCATGAATTAATTGAATTGACGCCTAGTCGTCTTCCACGGTCTTAAACAAGCAACCAACTGAAAGGGACTAATATGCGTAAACACTCAATGTACGAAATACCAACTAAAGTTTACTTAGACGAAATGCCTGTATTACATAAGGCAATTGAAACATACCTCAAGGGGCTTGATCTAGACGCTTGGGGTTCAGGGGCGGACAATTGGTTAAGTGAGCTTGCTTGTCGGCGTTGTGATGGTTTCATTCCACACTCACACAATCACGGCGGTTTCGATGTGTGTAACACTCACTCAAGTGAACTTAATTGCTATAGCCCTGAAGAATGCAAAGACGATTGCCAATGCGAAAGTGATATTTTACTTCACGGGTTTCGCCTGATGTACGAAGGTCAAGAGAATGGTATTCACACAATTTGCGTTTATTATGCTCAATGGGACTCGGGAGACTATTATGGAATAAATCGAGCACCAACGATAGCCGAAATTGAAATTCGATTTAAGACTGTTAACGGGCTGTTTACTAAGTTGAAACGCTTCATCAACAAAACACTTAAAAACAACTAAACACAACTTGAAAGGGAAAAACAATGGGGACACGCGCAACAATTACAATTAAAGAAGGAAAAAAACTTTATTCAGGGGCATTAAGGGAATTCGAGCCAAAATTATTTGAGTAAAGTCAAGAAGGTGATTTGAATTTAAACGCAAACTAAAAGGGGAAATAAATGTTTATCACTAACCGCACTGAAGAATTCACCTATGTAATTGGACAACCAAACTTTGTTGAGGCATACCTCGTTATTCATAATAATGATGCGGATAAAGATGGAATAAGGCACACGCAAATTAAATCAGAAAAAATTCTGATTAATATGAGTTTTGTTTCGCAGATAGATCAACTAGAACTTGCTGAAAAATATCATTACAGAAAAGATGAAAGAGGTGTTCTAACTTTTGTAAAGTCAACGGGGGTTGTTAAATGCTTTCGAATACATTTTGCGAAAGGTGCAAACCAATCTGGTTGGCTTACTGTAATTTTTGCAAAGAAAAAACAACCCAAAAGCTCAAACGATCATGTACTTAAATCAATGTCTAACGACAGAAAGGCCAGGTAAATATGCGTTCAAGTAACGATCTAGAAGTACTATTCACAGAATTGGACAACAACCAAGGCGCGTATGATCACAGCAAGCAACGCCTTAAAGATAAAATCCAAGCACGTCTTGACGTTGTTTACACCGATTGGACTGCTTTACAGAAGGCAATTGTAAACTCAAGCAACGCAAGTACGTACATGTACAACGACATGGGCGAAGTATGCACTTGGTTTCGTTTCGCGGAATTGTCGAATGTACCAGAACGCGAACGCGAATACTTGGAAGCATATCTACAAGACAATCATTACATACGGGTTGATTGGAAAAACGATTGCTTTGAGCAAAACTTAGGTCCGCAAATAATTATCACTGAAGGTGGAGAAGTGTACTGTCAAGATAGCGGAAGTACTATCATAAGCCCTTCAGAATACTTAGTCGATGGTGAATTCGACCATGCCTTGCGAAATAAACTAATCGAGCAATGGATGGGAAAAAACGGCTACTTTCCCGGAGTATTCAGTGACGATGGGCACGGAAACATTTTTCCAGTAAACACGCAAGAAGGGGGTTTGAAATGAAACCAACCTGGCACACTGATGAGGCATACCGCCTAATTTCGAACCATGAAATTGCTTACGCGCTTGCGCTACAAGATCGGTCAAAAGATAACCTCGAAAAAATTCTTTTGGACTTGATAACTGAATATGATCTTGACACTGAACACTTGATGTTTCACTTGATCGACTTCGACGAAGTTTCAGAAAAACTAAGCTGGGAGAAATAAAATGAATACAAAAGAATTCATTGTTTACTTCAAAAGTTTTTACAAAAATAATCCAAAAGCGCTTTATCCGAACATGATAAATGCTGGTTGGAATGATAAAGACGTTGAAAAATGTATTGACCTTCGTGGTGATCAATTCGCTGGTGATAGTTTCGATCGTGAGGCAATTCGGGACATGTTAATTGCCAATTTCGGACCAAGAAAGGGGTAGACAATGAGTAAAGAACTATCTGCAAGGCAACAGTTCATTGACCTTGCAATTGAACTGCACGAAAAGGGAAAGTTAACTGATGAACAGTATCTTAAGTTTACTGATGAACTTTTAATGCAAGTCGAATTCAACGACGACGATGAACATTATAAATAACAAAAGGGAGTTAAGGAAATGAAACTTTTAATTTTACTTGCGCTATTAGGTACCGCATGCGGTCAAGACGACAGCAGTAACGACGAAACTTCGAACGATAAGCCGCTACTAAGCATAAGCGTCGATCTGTGGGGTGATCTGCCAGAATGCACGAAGGCAAACGAAAAACAGCTTGCATACGTCAAGGAAGAAAAACAATTCTTCGTGTGTGAAAACGACTGGCAGCCTATAGAAGTTGAATCGGTGGCAGTCGAAGGGGAAAAGGGTGAACGTGGCGACGATGGTGCAGACGGTATCACCGTAACGACAAATAATTGGTTTGACGCGGTTACAAACAAAAATTGGCTTATCGGTGCAAGCGCAAATTATGCAAGCGCGCTTACTTCGTGTGATCTGCCTTGGCGTATTCCAACCAAAGATGAGGCATTGGCAGCAGCCCAAAGGGGTCTTGGCGTGACAGCTTCAAGCATTGGCGGACCAACTTCGATGTGGACTTCAGACGTATTTAGTTTGAACGCAATGAATAACCACATTATTCAAGCGATAAACACAGCACCGAGTGTAAGTAGCGCCGACAGAACTGCAGATAGTCGAGGGGTTTTCTGTGTCGAAGACTAAAGAAGTGCAGCCAGAAAACGTTTTGGCCTTCACAATCATTCGCGTTCGCTACAAGCTTAGGACTAAATATTTTGTTGGGGGAGGTTCGCGAGAAGTTCGCTACTTCACAACTCTACACGGGGCTTTTAAGTTTGTCGAGAAAAATATTCGAGGGGGCAAATGAAAAAAACAACCAAACCAAAATATGTGGCCATAACAGGGCAGCAAGCTCTGGACCTTTACAGCATTTGCCTCGAAGCCGCACAAATGCACAGCGACTTTCTAATGCACGATGATTGGGACTTCCAAGCCGATAAAGAATTTAAGGCAAGAGTAAAAAATACACAGAAACGATATCAAAGATTAACTGAAGTATTAAAAACTAAGCTAAGAGAACTATAGGGGGTATTATGCAACCGATTGATATGACTATCAAACTTCAAGAAAAATCGACCTATGGGAAAGTACGCTTTTACCCGGCAAACCCGCTTGCCTACAAATTCCTCATCCTTATGGATCAAAAATCCTTCACACTTGAGGACATCCCCAAGCTACAGAACCTCGGTTTAAACGTGCAGATTGCCCCGCCAGAGCCTTCGATCATCACAACAGGCCTTCCGGCCTACACCGACCCAAACAAACCCGCACAGGGCGATTTTGCCCTTCGGCCCCTAGAAGGTGATTCGGGGTCTGATCCAACTTCAAACGAAAAATAGCTGCTGTATAAAACATGAGCACCCCAAAAGTGCCTGTGGATAACTTTTTTTCTGCGTAAAAATTAAGCAGAAGCCCCGCGCAGCCAATTTCTCTAATCCAATTCTAATCTAAATTGCCTATTTTTTGTGCATTTCGAAGAGGTACACAGGCAAAATTTGAAGGTTCACTAGCGGTTCACAGGCAGGTTCACAGGCAGTTTTGTTAATTATATCAATCAAGTACATACACATCAGCATCAAATTGCCCCTATGCAGCATTTAAAATATTATTTTTTTCTTCTAAAAATGCCTTTTTTTTATACATTTCTTCACATAATTAATTTCTAACGCTCTGATAGAAGGCATTCTGTATATGAGATAGGTGAACCTGATTGATATCATTGAATTTTCTGTTGGGGAACCTGTATATGAACTTTGAAAAGCTCATGGTGACCCACCCCCTGTCTATTTTTTCATCACCACACGAAGTTATCCACAGGGTAACCTCAAAAACACCTCGAAGAAGGTGAATCGAACCCCGGCCCAATACTCACCATAACCAAGAAACCCACAACAAAAAGGGGGCCCATCGAAGGCCCCCGAAAATGTTCCCCGTGAAACATCGTTTTATTTAGAACCGCGAAGGCTCCTCTCCGTCTTCGACCCGGTCCCTCTCCTTCTCTTGTGCGGTTTTATTCCTGGCCCCCACATACCGATTGACTTGCCGATCACCGTCTAGCTTCACCCTTTTCTTCACCACCCCAAAATTTCTTTCCATGTAGCTGAAGAAGGCCCGTTGTTTTTTGAACTCCGTCAACTTTTCTATTTTGAGCACGTCCTGAAATTTCCCAGGCGACACATAGTTTCTTTCTCGCAACACTCTGCTTTCGTCGTCACTCGCGACAAAATATTTGTTGAAGATGGTGTGATACTGCTCTTCGTTTGCATCAATAATTTCCTCCAGGCCCTGGATATCTACAGGCACCGAGCTATGATCCGGGCAAAACTCTTTATAAAGATCGAAGCATTGGCGAAGAAAGGCGCTCGCCTCTTGAAGAAGTAGGTCGTCGTAAGTCTTCGCTGCAATTGGCTTGACGTTGATCGGCTCAAAGGCAGAATAGATGGCCCGCCTCACATCGGAAGTTCCGCCACTAAGGTTCGGTGCGGTGTTGGAGAGAAAGAGCATCTTGCAGTTAAGTTCTGCTGTGTAGGGCTGCTTGCCTTTTTCTTCAATTTTTACGAAGTCCCCGCCGGTAATACTTTTGAAGAGCCCCGTGGTTGGCCAGTTGTAGTCGTTGCAGTCGGCAAAGACTACAAGCCTTTTGCCAAGAATTCCCGATGTCCAGAAGCGGTCCCCCTCGGTGGGTGGTTGTTGGGCACAGTAGCTTGGGCCCATGACTCGGTAGAGGAACCTTGCCAAGGCCCCTTTGCCGTTATTCCCATCGCCGTAGATCCAGACGTACTGTTGCCTGTCCGAATTTTTCTCGAAGAGCGACCCTATCCAGCATTTTAGGGCAAGGGAGTTACTGGCCCTGGCCATCATTTCGTCGAAGGTCGGAGTTGGCCCCGGCTCTAGATCGAAGTTGAGCCTGTGCCAGCAGAGGATGTCTTCACTTTTTTGCGCGACCGGCACGATTTCTTCTTCGAAGTCTTGGGTGAGGGATCGCCACAGTTTAAAGCAGCAGCGTGCCTCGTCTTGGGTGAGTTGTGCCTCTGGGTCGTGGGCCAGGTGTTTGTAGCAGTACTTGGTGATGGCATCAATAACGGCATCATCAGAGACGTAGCGACAGATCTTGTCGGCCCGCTCTTCAATAATCGCTTTGACACCTTTTTCGTCACTTACGACGTGAAAGTTTTTTTCGAAGTCAGGCCACTTACAAAAGTTTTTGCCGTTCATAACGAGGTGAAGTTGGTAGTAGAACTCGGCCTTTTTTGGCTTCTTCGGCCTAGGCTCTTTCTTCCCCGAGCCGTTGAGAACTATCTCTTGCGGCGTCTTCTCGGGAGAGTTCGTCGTATTCTCTTGCGGATCTTTCTGCACCATTGGCCACGGCCCTTTCTATGTCAACTTTTCCTATGTTTGCCAGTGGGGATCTCATGCAAAGCCCCACGATTTCTTCTTCTTCGTAGCCTAGGTGGATCATGGTCGCCCCGAGCCGGTAGCACATTTGGTGGCGTCCGCCTTCGCCCACTCCATTTTGCAGGGCTGAGTTTATCCAGGCGGGAAGCCTTTTCTTTTCTCGGTAGAGTCGGTATCTTTCGTGTTGTTTTCTGACCCTTTTCACGCCGGTCAGATGATTTTCGGGAATTTCCAGCCAGTGAAGTGGGGCTCCCTCACGCACCTCGACGATTTCCTTACAACCGAAGAAGAAGCGGCCAGCGTCTTTACACGAAGGATCGCACGGGTAGACATCCATGATCTGTTGCATGTTGTACTCGTAGGTTTCCTTGTCCGTGGTGGGCCTATCCACGAGGTAGACCAGACGGAAGCGGTCGCACGGGGCTAGAATCTGGCCGCCTTCGGTTTTTTTCTCTAGTTGGTGGGATTTGCTTGTCCCAAGGATGAAGGACGCCCCGGAGGCCAGTGCGCGCTTTCTAGCGCCTTCGAGGGTTAGCTTGCCGTCGTCAAAATCTAGGGCGATGAACTGGGCTTGCTCGAAGTTTTTCTTCAGCCTATAGCCGTCCTTCCAGACAATCGGCGACCAGACTTTGTGAAGCATGAGCTCGGCCAGGTGGGCCATCCCTCGAACCTCTAGTGGGTAGAAGTGGGTGTGGGCGTAGCCTTTCACGAGGTTTGATTTTGAGACGGAAATTTGCTTGCTTTGCTTATTTAAGCCTGGTAGCATCGGTCTACACTCTAAAAAATTATGTTTGAAAACCCTCTGGATGCCAGTTCCATGGGGTTTTTTCACGTTGGCCTATCGGGCTGTGATTTGAAGACGTTAAGCTTGGCTAAAATTTTTTGCAAGTATTTTTAGTGGGCCCTGGCCCCGGGGCTCTCTGCAACAATAAAAAGAAGAGAAACAAAAAATTTTTTGTTGCAAAACTCTGTCAAGCATGGCAGAAGCTATGTCAATGCCTGTCAAGATACTTTTTTTAGTTCAAGCGCGTAGAAAATTTTTATTGGTTTGAGAATTTTTACTGCCAACGTTTTTGGCTAAGGCAAATGTATCTTGACAAGGCAGGTTTTTGTTTTCTTTAGGGAGGAAGTTAGCCTTGACCATGCCAGTGAAGTACTCCGAGTTTGATAGGAATAAACATCGTGCTGGGATTGTGTCAAAAGACTCAGGGTACACGGGCATATGCATCATTTGCAGCAGTCGTTTTGATGAAAAACCGCACCTCATAGGAAAAGAGCGCTACGTTAAGCTGGACCTTTGCCCGACCTGCGTGGGGCTTGGCAGGAAGAGAAAGATAGAGCCACTTTAAATTTTTTGGAGAAAATTCTTGTGAAGACAAACCTGAAACTAATCGAAGAAGTCGTAAGCTTTTCATTGACAGAAAAGCAGAAAAACTTTTTTGAAAAATGTGTCAAAGATGCCTCTGAGGCTCTGCTAGAAAAAATGGATTGGCGGATGAAGGTAGCAGACATTGCCATTTCACTGCACGACGAATGCTTTGGCGAAGGGACCCGGTGGAATACCGAAGAGGCTAGAATTTTACGCTCCATGTTTGCTAGAGAAGTCGGCATTCACTTGCGTACACTCGAACAATGGATGGATGTTAAAAGATACGTTATTAATCAATTACCGAAGAGTCAAACCGACTATCCATTCTCGACCCTTTACGATGTCTGCTTGCAGATAAAAACAAAAAGCTTAAGCCCGAGGAAGGCCTTGGATAAGGTGCTTAACCGAAGAATGAACCCGAGCGAGCATCGTATGGTTTTAATCGACCGCTATTCGTCAAACCTACTTACGAGCATTAGAAAATTTTCTCTTAAAGGTGCAAAGTCCGAAGATGTGGATAAAGTCTTGGATAGGCTTCGCGAGTGTCTAGAAAAACTTGGCGGCGACCGGTGAATGACTCCCCGAAAACCAAAGGCGAAGAGCTTATCGTTAAGTCGCACCGATTTGTTAACGACTGGCTTCCTTTCTATATGCTGTCTTGTGGGGTGTTGCTTCATATTCTGGCTTTATTTGTCTTTGCTTACTGGATTGCATCAAGATTTTTAGGATTTTAGGTTTTCACTCTGGGGCTGCTTCATTAACGAGACTTACCGTCTAAGCTTTATGATTTACCTCAGCCCCAGAGTGATTTTTTTAGGAGGTTCAGCAGGGAGAAGTTTTATGAAACTTGATCTACGTAAATTATCAGTGCCGATACAACCTGAAAAAATTATTCAGGCGTTTCAGTTTAATTATTACGGACGCGGCGCTTTTGAAGTTAGTAGCGTGATCAGGATGACAGAAATGCGAGCGGTTTGTTCACAGGGATCGGTTTGGAGGTTTGCCGAAAGCTCCGAGCCTTCACCGGCCCAAGACGGCCCATATTATGAATATACACCAGCTCACTGGCAAAGGATTATTTGATGCTAATTGAACTTGAGGCAAAGAAAGATCTTGTTAACCAAAAGTTTTCGGAATTGAAGAAACTTCTGGATGCTTGTGGATGGTTGATTGGTGTTGGCGATAACTATGCCGCTATATTTGAAAAAGGATGTCATGGAAAACCAGTCGCCGTACTCTTTGACATTAGGGAAGACAAAGACGACTTCTTTCCAGATTGGAAAATAACCGATGGTAATTGAGGACTATAAATACTTGGGCGACTATTCTGCGACTCCTCCAGGTCACGACAGATTTATGAGCTGCGACAAATGCAGGGTTTCGTGGACTGGTTGTTGGGACAATTTTCAGTGTCCTAAATGTGGTGACGGAGAAATTCCGACTTACGATGAGGTTTTCAAATAGCGATGGT